GAATCTTTTTATGGGTTTATTTGCGCTGTAATGCAACAATATGAATATTTCTCAACAATATGTGGATCTAATTATATAGTTCTTGACACGCACATTAAATTTATGTATAATATCTCAACAGCATGTGATTTATGCTGTTTTTATTTGTGTTGTTTTGGGCAGCTTGGTCTTATTATATCAGGCGCAACTATTGATGAGCTAACTCTTTGTTTTTTAAGGATTATATTCTTGAAAGCATTTTTGTCCTATCCCAGTTTAAATCCGAAAGATATTTTGCAGAATTATATTGGTATGGCGGGCCTATTTATGGGTGTGCGTGGTGTGCACATGCCTATTCAAGAGAGGCGTTATCCCGTCTTTGATATGAGACTACTTTGTAGTCTCTAATATGGAGGGTTCTGTTATTGAGCGAATCATTGAGGGTTGATCCAGATGCATTTTACCGGGAGTTAAAGGATGAGGGGGTATGAAGGTCGTAGCGCAGAGTCATAGAATATCACTTGGGAGGGCCTATGAAATACTCTACAGAGCGGAAAAAAAGATCGCGTCTTCTAGGGCACAGAAAGAGGCGTCGTATACCTGACAGCGAACCCGTCAGTAGTGTGGTAAAGGTAGACTGGATTGAGTATAAGACTCTTAGACAGTATCAGAGTCTTGGAGAGGTGCTAGACGGTGTACGTGCCTATGGCTTTGACGGCGTAAAGGGTCAAGACGTAACAATGGAGGTTGCTGGCACTAACGGCCATAGATGGATCACCGAGGATCAGGAGTTATAGGAGGTAGGTGTTTTTTGTGAAGGACATATTGAGTGAATTATGGAGGCGTACTATCGAAAGATAGTACGCCTCTTTTTTTGTCTAAAAAATTTTAAAAAAACCTTCTGAAAGTAGCTTTTTTAGGCTAGGGGTAGAATAAGAAGTGCTGTTTTATTTAGTTAACACAACGACTTACAAGTTTAGGGGTAGAAAAAAAACACCATAGTGTGTCTGGTGATGAGTTTAAATTCAAGCAGGTTTTCTACCAGTACAGGCGAAGCAGAGGATTGGCTTAAGTATCATCCAAAAGGTCGGGAGAAGGTACTACTCAGAGAGGTCGAGATATGTAGGTTTTGTGCAAAAAAGTTTCTGAGTCTATACCCGTTGCGGTGCTGTAGTGATCATGCAGGTCTTGACGAGTTCTAAGGTCTTTCAAATTTGTAGGGCTTTCAGTGGTTAATTAATATCAGGATATTTTTAATGAGGGTGAAATGTGGCAATTGATTGGAAGGGGCTTAGGGGAGATTTCGAGAGAGGTGAGGCGGGTTTTGAGACGCTCGCTGCTGGCTATGGTTGTAAGGCGGGGACTATCAAGAGACGTGCAGTGCCTGAAGAGGGACGGGATTACTGGGGAGCACCGCCTGCTCTGGTCAATTGTAAAGAGCAAACTTAGGGCCGGGCTAGAGATTGTAAAGCTCGCAGGGGACGGAATACTTAACCTACAAAAGGGCGAGACGCAGGCATGGGGGCTTACTGAAGATGACGTTAAGACAGACCAACAAGAAGTCATTGGGATTACCCAAGAGATGGCAGAGCTTACGGTATCACCAGGAGCAGAGGAGGCTCTGGACGGAGACCAAGCGCTTTAAGGTCGTCCCTGCCGGGCGCAGAGCTGGCAAGAGCGAGATAGCCAAACGAAAGCTCGTCTCTATGCTTCCGGTAATGAAGAAGTGGCAAGACCCGCGTTACTTCGCAGCGGCTCCGACCAATGCGCAGGCAAAGCGAGTCTTCTGGAAGGACCTGAAGGCCCTGATTCCGAAGAGTTGGATAAAGAGGATCTATGAGACGGACCTCTGCATATCGACTATTTTTGGCTCGGAGCTCTGGGTCGTTGGGATGGATAAGCCGCAGCGAATCGAGGGTGTTGCATGGGACGGCGGGGTCTTGGATGAGTACGCAAATATGAAGGAGACGGCCTGGAGTGAGAACGTTAGGCCGGCGCTATCTGATCGCAAGGGTTGGTGTTGGTTTATCGGAGTACCCGAGGGCTTCAATCACTATAAAGATCTGGCAGATTATGCGGCAAGCGGGATAGACGAGGACTGGGGGATCTACTCGTGGCCTTCGGCAGATATCCTCGACAGCGATGAGATAGAAGCTGCGCGTCGTCATCTGGACTCGCGGACCTTTCGCCAAGAATACGAAGCGAGTTTTGAGGGGGCAAGCGGGCGGGTCTACTACGCTTATGGTCAGAAGCTCCACAGCGATGCGGCTATAGAGCTTGACGCAACGCTGCCGATAATCGTCTGCTGTGACTTTAACGTTGACCCGTGCCTTTGGGTGCTTTGTCAGAGTCGAGGCAATACGGTGCAGGTATTTGACGAGATAGCACTGGGGCCGACCAGTACGATAGAGATGGCAAAGGAGCTTAAGAGGCGTTACGGCGACCACGGGCCGGGTTTTATTATCTACGGGGACGCAGCAGGCGGGGCTCGTTCGACGACCGGCAAGAGTGACTACGCAATCTTAAGTGAGTTCGGCTTGACAGATCAAAGGATAAGGAGATCAAACCCAAGGGTCAAGGACAGGGTAAATGCCGTCAATAGCATTCTGCGCAACTCTAATGATGACGTAAGGCTTCGCCATCATCCAAGATGCAGGTACTTAAAGCGCGACCTAGAGACTGTTGTTTGGAACGGTAGCGGCACTGAGATAGACAAGAGAAGTCGCGATAGGACGCATGCCTCGGATGCACTCGGCTATTACGTGGCCTATGAGTTTCCGTTAAAGCATATGAGAGTTGTTAAGGGAAAGAGATTTTATAAATAATTTAAACGATCAACTGTAAACTGCCTGTCCGTGGCGGATAACTGTGAGGAATGAAAATGACAAAAGAAGAGCTTATGGCAACGCATCCTGACTACGACGCAAATATAGATCAGTGGAGGTTTTTCCTTAGTTCGTACTTTGGAGGAAGAAGTTATAGGGATGGTAACTACCTGCTTCAGCATCCCTTTGAGTCATCTACTAATTACGCTCGTCGTAAAGAGATTGCATATTACTACAATTACTGCGGCCCGATTGTGGACATCATGGTCTCGCATCTCTTCAGGAGGCCGGTTAAGCGAGAGTTCGGCAACCTGAGCAAAGATGTGCTTTTCAGTGGCTTCTTGCACGATGTTGATTTTGACGGCGCAAGCATTATGCAGTTTATGAGGGATGCCGGTCGCTTTGCCAGTGTCTACGGGCGTGTCTCGATAGTCGTAGACCGCCCAAGGCTCTTGCCCTCTACGCGCGGCGAGGCGCAGGAGCTTGGGGTTAGGCCATACCTGTCGCTAGTTACGCCGGAGAATCTAATCGATTGGTCTTATTCGCGCTCGGAGACCGGCAGGCCGGTCCTTGAGATGGTCAAAATAAATGAAGGTGGCGGGCGTTATCGCATCTGGACTACCGATGCATGGGAGCTATGGCAGGTAGATGATAAGTCAGGTGATGCCGTTCCCATCGACGGAGATCTGCATGAACTTGGGCAGGTGCCGGTTGTAAATCTCTACATCGGATATCAATAAAAATATCTATTACCTCTGCTCGGATGCAAAGGAGATTATCGAGAATACGGCTTTTCCTATGTTGGCAATGCCTTATGAAAAGGCAGGTGGTGTAGATGAAAAAGAGATTGGGCCTCGCAATATTATTCAGTTCGATCCGGAGTCGGGCGCAAAGCCCTTCTGGCTTGAGCCTCCGCATTCGTCGCTTACCGAGATCAGGGAATGGGTGAAGCAGGATATCAACGAGATACACCGTATAGCCAAGATGGGTGGGGTCCGCTCGGTCGAGGACTTTAAAGGGGCAAAGAGCGGGGTTGCGATAGAGCTTGAGTATCAGCAGCTTTATGCCGTTTTGAGCGAGAAGGCCGATAATCTGGAGCAGGCTGAACACGACCTGCTCTCGCTCTGGGCCACTTGGGAGGGTAAGAGCTTTGACGGTCTGGTGGACTACCCCGATGATTTTTCGCTTAAAGATCTGGACGGCGATATTAAGAGGCTTTTCCAAGCGATGGAGGTTGGGATCGATTCCAGAACATTTAAGCAAGAGGCGCAGAAGAGAGTGGTGACAAAGGTCATGCCTAAATTAAATGAGCAGACTATGGCGCAGATAATAAAGGAGATAGACGATGGTGATTGAAGATCAAGGACTGATGGATGACGGTTATATCGTTGAGATGGCGAAAAAGAATGCGGCAGACCTTGCACGTTGCTACAAGATCGATATGAAGACTGCTTTTTATATTACCTTCAGACTTTTATACGAGGCTCGCAGTAGTATTACGGCGATAGTCGGTGACTACGGCATGGATAATTGGCAGCGGATGAGCGTTGCTGAAAAATCTGCCATCTGTACAGAGGTCGTAAAAGGGCTGCTGGATAAAGAAAAGATAGAGGCCTTTATAAGCGGCAAGATTAAGAGTCTCTTATCTGCCTAGTTTTTATAGGGATTTGCCAGCGCATACCCCGGCGTTGGTACTTAAAATAATCGGGGGAGAATACGAACCAATTATGGGAGGTTTAAATGCAATCAGTTGACGAACAAAAAACGCAGCAGGGAAGGGTGCAGTCGCTGATTGATGATGCTTATAGAAAGGCATATTCAAAGGCGGCACGAGGCACAGGGGTTGGCGAAGAGCTCTTTTGATCCGTATGCACAGAAGGTCATTGAGAAGGTCAGTAAGAGCTACGGCGGTTATACCACTGGAATTCATACGCAGTATACAGAGCGTTCGTTGCAGCTGCGTTTTGCCGACTCAGACGACGTGCTTTACCAGAAGGTCAAGAACTGGTTTGAGACGCACGGTACGAAGAACCTCTTTGTCGCTTGGGATACGACCAATAGCCCTGGTGATATATTTCTTATGAGACCGTCTGGTAGATTCCGTAATTCTTTTAATCAGACTGGGCTGTATAGGAATATTTCGATAAGCCTTAGAGGGAGGCGCGAGTAATGGCGATCACTTTATCAGCACCGTATCTGGCAGAGCTTAAGAAGGGCTCGAATAGTCCGAATGTAATACTAGAGGTAGCACTTGATTCGGGCTCGTTTAAGTTCGGCTACGGCACTGGCGGCTTCTCTGATGTGCAGCCGATTTTAAAGAGCGTATCTTCCTTGCAAAATAAGGGGGTTGGACTACGTAGACTATGCCTCGACCTTTACCGGTACTATACTGGACTGGTCCAGAAAAGGCGATGAGTTAACCATAACCGTAGCCGATGAAGGGATAAAAACCACCAAGAAAATCCCCGTTGAAAATGCGACCAAAACTCAGAATCTAGATTATAGAAATACCAATCCTGTAGATATTATGCAGGATATTTTAAAGTCGCAGCTTGGTATATCAGCTAGCTTTGTCGATGATACGCAGTTTGATAGCGAGCAGGCTTTGTGGCTCTCACATTGGACCTTCGACCGCGTACTGACCTCGCCAAAGGAGGCGATAAAGTACCTGAGTGAGCTTCAGCAGGAGACAAATTCATTTATCTCTCATGACGGCGAGAAGATAAGTTTTAAGGTCTTTGCTCCGCCTGCTCCGGGTCAGTTGCCGGATGAATGGTCGGATGCTGTGCATATCTTAAAGGATAGTCTATCTCAAAAATCAGGTTATAGAGATGGTTTTTTTAATAGAGTTATTGTCTATTATGATTATGACGAGTCGGGCAGCGATAAGGAAGAAAACTTTGAGGCCGCGATTATCGCAGTTGATGCGGCAAGTCAGTCCAGTTCGCAGTGGGACGAGGTCAAGACCAAGACGATAAAGAGTAAATGGATAAGGACGCAGACCTTTACGGTGGCCTCTAATATCACTGGGTTGACGGTATATCACGCCTCGACTGCAAATGGCATTGGTGGCGGTACGCTATCGTATAACTACGCCGCCAATACCATTACATGGACGGCCCCTGGAGGCATTGCTGGCGAGGCCGTCAAGCTCTCCAAGGATGGTAAGTTTCAGCTTTTTGATATTGATAAGACAAAATGGGTGCGAGTCATAGTCGTGGCAGCGAGCCTGCCAGCGAGTAGTCAGAGTGATACGATTACGATAACATCTTTGAGTGGAACTAATTTTGCGACGAGCCTTGCCTCACAGCTTCTCCGGCGTTACCGCTATCCGGTCTCTACCGTTAGTTTTAGCGTCGATATAAATCACGTATCAAATGGCAGTAATTACCTGAAGCCGACCGATCTTGTTGACCTTACTACAGATGAGGCGAGCGAGAAGGGTGAGAGTACCTGGAGTAAGACGCGACTTATGATAACGGGGCTTCGCCCGGACTTTGCCGGAGCGAATATAAAGATAGATGCTATAGATACGGGGATGACCAAGCGTTACGGTTTTATCGCGCCTTCGGGTTATCCTGATTACGATACTGCAACGGACGAGCAGCGCGAGCGGGCTTTTATTGGGCGGGCCTCGGATAATAATCTAGACGGCGTAGCCGCCTTTGTCGGCGGTTATTATATTTGGTAGTTTCTTAAATAGGGGATAAGAGGGAGGATAAAAGATGGCAGCAACGACATATTTATGGAATACGATAGCCTCGACGCAGACCGACGGGGATAGTCCGCTGGATGAGACGCTTATGGAGGCGATCAGGC